TTTTGCGTTTTGTTTTGCTTTTTCTTTTGCGTTTTCTTTTGTGTTTTGTTTTTCTTCTTATTGATTTTTTTTTTCGGCGTTTGCGGCCTCCTGCTGCTGGTCCTGCTGCGTCTATTTCATTTTTTAATATTTTAGAATCAGTAGGGCTCATGTGTGCCGTCCAAAATCCGTGCATTTCATTTGGGACGTCCTGGGGTTTTTTTCCGTGAGATTTGAAAATTAACTCCACTGTTTGATAAAACATTCGAAAGAGCACTGAATCCTTCCCCCTAAATATTTCTAATAATTTTTGTTCTTCATCACTATAATTATTAAATAATTCAGGATTTTTAAATATAGGTTGGTTTTGTTTCACATAAATGTTGGCATCGTACCATTTTTTTTGTAACAATTTCTTGAAAATTTTTTTCGTACATCGAGGTGGAACTGAAAACCGTTTCGTATATTCTTTATCAAATTGATCCATAATGACATCACCGTCTTTGCCAAAGTCGAATTCCCAAGCCTTGCACTTATTTCCTAACTCGGCGGGACATATTTTGTCTTCCACCTTTTTTTTCTTCGCCATGGCATCGAATAGTTTTCGCATATATATATATATATATATATCAATATTATTAAAATAATATTTACTTAAATAACTTCTAAATAATTATTTTTTTTGCGCTTTGTTTTTTTTGTTGTTTTACTTTTCTTCTTTTTTTTGTTTTTTTTTGTTGTTTTTTTCCGCATTAGTTTTTTCCGTTCGTCTATTTGATGTGGGATATGGCGCAAAAACCACCATTCAAATTTTTTGGATTTTCGATTATTTTTTAATTTATTAAACATTTCTGATTTTTCAGCACGCATCTTTTCAATAGTTAATTGTTCGCCATAACAATCTATACTAAATCTTTTCAATAATCCTTTTTGCTTTAATTTGTTGCGTCTTTGCGTCTTAAACAAATATTCACACATACATAAAATGCGATTTTTCATATAATATTCTCTATCAACAAACATAAATGCCAAGTAAAAACTCAACATAGTATCAATCGTCGCTATTCTAATGTTTTTTTTATTTAATCGTAAAACATTATAACTATGACAAGCTAAAGGTTCATATATAAATATTATTGTTTCTCGTCCTATTTTAACTTCATAATGTGCTGCTATTACCTCACCAACCCCCTTTTTTTTATTAATTGTAACATTTTTATAACCATTTTCCAGTAGTTTTTCCTTTAATTTATTTGCAGTTTTCTTTGGTTCTACAGATAATACATCAAAATCTGGAATTTTGCTTATATCTTTTTTTCTTGATTTCCTTTTAATTGTTTTATAATATAATTTATTAGCATAAGCACCAAAAAAAACACAGTTTTCGTCTATTAAAGTATTTAATGTTACTTTAAAAACATTTTCCTGCAATTCTTTTAACTTTTTTTTTGTCATTTTTTCATCATCCGATAATAAATATTTTTTTAAGCTTTTACCCTCAAAAATTTTTTCTTTTTTTACACCAATTTCAAATATTCTTTGTATTTTTTCAGAACCACAATCATCACCTTTTAATGGAAAATATTTGTTCAATAAAGTTAATCTTTTTAATACTTTTTCCCATCTACTTACATCCCCCATTGGTCTACTTAATTCTAAATACATTAACATTCTTAAATAATTAGGTGACGTGTAGTAAATTCCTTCTCTAATTCTTGAATCTTTCTTTAAAGTTTTAAATAATTCAGGAACTAAATAAGTTATATCTGCAACTGGAATATAATTTACAAATACTTTAAAAGTTCCGGCATGAACACCCGATTTTGCTTCAACCTCGGTAAAACCTTTTTTATAATAAATATTAGCTAATTCTTTTGCATGTTCAACTGGATTTGGAGAGAAAAAGTCATAATCCGGGATTTCTATATCTTTATTATAAAATTGTGCTTCTTTTGGTAATAAATTATTAATTGCTGTCCCACCATAGCATATTAATTTTTTCTTTTTTAAAAAGTGTTCGACGATACTTATAATTGTTTTTACTTCTGGATTATTTATTTTCTTTTTGCCTTTTTCCTTATCTATTGAATCTACAGCAGAACGTAGAATGGCTAATTCACATTCTTCAAAATTCATTTTACAATCCATGATATATATTATTGATAAAATAAATTAAATAACTCCCAGTTTAATATTCATACCTCCAACTTTACTCGTTCGTTCTTTTTGTGTTGGGTCCATCTCTTCGTTTTGTGCATTTATTTCCAATACCTTTTTAGGTCTTTTTCTCAAAGGTGCAGGTTTTAATATGAATGCTTTTTGCTGTTCTAAAAATTTTAATCTATAACCTTTTAAAGCATCTTTATGATAACCACCTCCAAAATTCATCAAAACACCCTGTATACCACATGTATGATGCATTAACCATTTTGAATTTTTTCCCATAACATTTGGTGTAGTTAATATAAAATTATTCATTGAATTACTTTTATACATACTTGGTGAGCCTTCATTTTGGATTTGGTAATCGTCAAATAATTGGATTTTTGCATTACAGCTTTCCGAATGAGTACACGCATCTACCAATTCCATAAAACCTGCATTGGCACCAGCATTCTTATATGGGTCATCAACAAAAATAATAACTTTATTTTTTAAATTTTCTAGTGGTGTATTGAAGACATTACCACTAGATGTCGAATGTTGAACAGGTAAATTTTTACCTGCTAAATAATCAGAAAAGTGTTTCATTATTTTTTTTTCTAAAATATGAAATACATTTGGATTTTTGCTAACAATTCTAAAATTTAATATTAATGGGTCTGAACTATTTTGTAGACCACTTAAAGCACTTTTTTTAATTTCTGCAAAAACACTTCCGATTTCAAGTTCATTGTATGTATCTTTCATATATATATTATTTCTTCCAGCCGCAACAACTACTTTACTATCTTTAAAATATATTTCAAAATCCAACAACCTAACACCTAAACTAATTACTGATTTTAATGCTTCAAGGCTAACATATCCATTTATAACCTCGCCAGTACAACAAGTATTATAACTACCATAAACATAATAATCAATTAAACTAGTAAAAAGCCCATTTCTATTTTCTACTCTGTAATCACTAACTGTTAAAGGCGTTATTTGAGATTGGTCTTCATCATTTTCATATGCTAATTTTTTCATAGCTTTTATATTTTTTTTTTGTTTAGTTAACTCTTTTCTTAAATATATTGAATATGTGAATATAATAATGAATACTATTGATAATAAATAAACAATAATAAGATAACAATTACTTCCCATTATTTTATTTGAATAATTTTGCGCCATACTTGCCATATTCTTTAATCTTTCTGCCATATATACTATTATAGTAAAATATAAAAAAATTTAATATTAAAATAATGTATTATATTATATTAATTATGACTGGTGGATTAATGAATTTAACAGCACAAGGTAATGAAAATATTATATTAAATGGTAATCCTAGAAAAACATTTTTTAAAGCTACATATAATAAATATACTAATTTTGGCATGCAAAAGTTTAGAATAGATTTTGAAGGCAATCGTATATTAAATTTTAATAGCCCAACCGTGCTAGATTTTAAAATTCCGAGGTATGCCGACATGTTATACGAAACTTTCATTTGTGTTACACTACCAGACATTTACAGTCCCATTAAATATAATAATACTATGATTGATGGTAATCAATTAATACCATATGAATTTAAATGGATTGAAGAATTGGGAGCTCATATGATTAGAGAAATTGAAATATATAGTGGCGGTGTTTCATTATCCAGATATAGTGGTGAATATTTATCTTGTTTAAAAGAGAGGGATTATTCGGGTGAGAAAAAAAAATTATGGAATAAAATGGTAGGAAATGTCCCAGAACTTACTAGTCCTGAAAATTGCAACGGACGTGTAAATGTCTACCCACATGCACAATACTTGGACCAAACAGGCGTTGAACCAAGTATAAGAGGTAGAAAGTTATATATCCCAATGGACTCGTTTTTTTGCGATTCAAGTAAATTAGCACTTCCTTTAGTTGCTTTACAATATCAAGAGCTATCTATAAGAATAACATTTAAACCAGTTACACATCTTTATACGATAAATAATGTAAATGCTGTAGAATATAGCGATGGTATTAGTTATCGCTGCGCACCTAATCCAAATATACCAGAACATCAAATGTGGCGATTTTTGCAACCACCAGCTGATTTTGCTGCTTCTACATCGTTATATAATCAAACAAGAAATGACTGGAATACAGATATTCATTTAATTTCCACGTATATATTTTTAGGTAAAGAGGAGCAACGGGTTATGGCGCAAATCAATCACAAAATTCTAATGAAACAGATATATACATATACATTTCTAGGAAAAGCTGGTTCTCAAATAGTTGATATTGAAAGTAAAGATTTAGTTGCAAATTATACGTGGAGATTTAGAAGAAGCGACGCATTTGAAAGGAATGAATGGAATAATTATACAAATTGGGCTTACAATGGCATTCAACCACAAAAAAATCAGTTACTAACAACCGAAATTATTTCTCAAGCCGGACAATATGTAAACGCAAATACACATTATATTACTGGTTCTCTCGGAACATATTCTAAAAATGTAAAAAATATTTTAATAGATTTGGGAATTGTCATGGAAGGTGTTTATAGGGAAAATGTTTTTGACAGTGGTGTTTATAATTATGTAGAAAAATATAATAAAACGGGAAACAACACCAAAGATGGTATGTATTTTTATTCTTTTGCTACAGATGGAAACAGAAAAAATTACCAACCAACTGGTGCCATGAATGTTAATAGATTTAAAAAAATTTCATTCGAATTCAATACCATAACACCACCTATTGACCCCGAAGGTTCTTCTTCTGAATATATTTGCGATTTATCCGAAAATCCCATTGGATTCAGAAAAAATATATCAAAATTAAATACTTACAATTATGACCTTGTTATTTTTGAAGAGAGATATAATGTTATTATGATTCAATCTGGCCGAATTGGACTTTTACATGCCCGCTAATACTTTTCCCAAAAGTATTGCAAAAACTCTTTTTTTTTAATAAAAAAACTTATAAGTTTTTTTATTAAAAAAGTTTCCAGACAGAATTAAAAAATCGAATATTACCATATTTATTCTGTGGTTTATATTTATTAGTATATGCTGATTTACTTCCACCTAACCTATTTTCTCCACTATTTATTAACAATCTTCTATTATAATAATCTTCTAAACTCATATCTTTTGTTCCCGTATCATGTGGATTATTTATATCCAAGAACATATTTGCCATTGTGGTATCAGCCGCATTCACTTGTCCACTTTCATTAGAATTATCTTCACTTTCCTCTCGAGAGGTATATTCTGTTGGTGGTGGGCAATTATTATTATGCAAGCCCTGCATTTTATCAATCTCGCATTGCGTTAATTGTCTATTTTGGTCAAAAGGCAATGCATTTGTTTCCGTTGACGTTGCATCTACCCATGTATATTTATACTCTCCATTCTCTATTGTTTCTTTCATTTCTCCATGTGCTTCAATGTCAACTGTCCCGCATTGTTTGCATTGTTGTGTATATCTACAACCATGTAAATTTCCACTATAATCAACACCCTGTGCCGGTCCATAGTCATTCCATGCAGCATCTTGCGGTCCTAAACAAGTATATGGACACGCTTTAAAATATTTTATTGTACCATCAACATCCTTTGCGAACGGATGAGGACCTTTTGCGATGCGAAAAGCAGCTGATTTACTGGTTGTTGGAACCTTATTACCTTCACATGAACCCGTGATTTTTGTTGGTGCTGCGCAATTTAAAGAACAAGTTCCGGTTGATGTTCCATCTGGTGTAGTAGGACGTTGATTTGCTAGTGCTGCTCTTTCCCCACTTCCAGCCGCTTCGGCTGCCGCAACTCTAGCGGCTTCTTCTGCTGCTGCTGTCGCGGCAGCTTCTGCAGCTGTTGCCTCTGCTGGCAATGTAATATCTGTTTTTCTTGAGTCAATTATATTCCCACCTGAAATATATTTAAAAGTTTCACCTGTACCATGTGGCACTTCTTCCCAAATAGAACCACTATTTACAGGTTTTACAGCTCTTACAACTTTACCAGATGTAGCAACCCCCCATAAATATGTGTTGCTTGACCCCGAAACATACTTTAAATTCTTATTTAAAGGGTTCCAAGCACCGGAACCGCTTATATTATTTTTATACAACATGTTTGAAGTCATCAAAGCAAAAACATAATTTTCTCCACAACTTACTTGTTTAATATCTACACTCGTTGTCTTTGTCCATGATGTTACATTTTTTTCTTTTTTCCAAGCAACATTATCTTTATCAACAGCCCATATCCATCCATTACCTGAAGCAGACATTTGTTTAAATTTCTTATTGTTTGTTTCATTGCTTTCAATTACCCAATTACCTGTTGAAGTTACTGGCCTTTTATATACAGCATAATTACCTAGTTGCCCTGTTAAACCCCAAACAGAATTTTCATCTGATGTTATATCTACAAAACTTAATGACGAATTATTTTGCTTATCTTTCATTACCCAAGTTGAGGATGGTGTTTTATGCCAGGATTTTCCATAATTATCTAAAGCCCAATAATTATCGTTTGATGATGTAATGACTTTTTTCAATCTTCTATTACCATAATTAGACGTTGATTTGTCATCTTCAGAATATTTTACAATACCATTATTGTCTGTAACAGCTAATGTTAATGCTTCTTCTATTTTTTTCTTCTGTAATACAAAATATATTGTTATGAAAATAGCTAAAATATATAATATATAAATAAACATTTGATATATATTATACTTTTAAAAAAAGTATAGCAAAAGTTTCGTTTTTATGATTTTTATGCTTTTTTAGTTTATGCTTTTTTCTTAATAACGTTAGATTTTGGTATAAATTTTAAATAATCAATAACTCTTCGACCTTCACCGGTTGTGTCTGTTTTTTTATTTAATAATGTTTCATTCGTTCCTATATATTTAATCATTCCGCTAGGAACACCTTCATTTTCTACAAATGCCGCCTTTTTATTATTAATAAAAATACTAACATCATATTTATTATCTTTATTTTTTCTAACCTCATATCTTATAGCATAAGGACCCTGATCTAACATATATTTGTATCTTTTTTCACTAACACCCTTAAAAATAGAACCATCCGCGGTATATCCATCCCTATAAACACCTGTGCTAAAACCTTGTCCATTTTCATCTTGATTAAAACCCCAATTACCCTGAACTGTCGCATTTAATTTTTGGTCAACAGGGATAGCTATTTCTAAATCATAATCATGAACATTGGGTAAAATTATTTTTTTAAAAGCATTATCTTCAAACGTTCTCATTCTAACATTTATAAATTCTTCTAAAACAGCCCCCTTTTTTGGATTTAAATAATTATTTATATCAAAGAACATATTAATAAATATAAATGCAAATGAAAATAAAACAATCATTAACAAAAATAAATATATAATCGTGCCAAATGTAAAATTCATATATATATATTAAATAATTATTTTATTAGATAGTAAAGCGTCCATTATTTTTAAATTTTTTGTATAAAAATAATCTTTAATATCATAAAATAAATTGTAACCTATAAATAATAAAATTATAATACTTAATACTGCTAATAAATTATTAAACATATATATATAATAAAGTTAATTATTTTACCAAATGTCGATTTATTTGCTGACTAACCAATATAAATGTTGTGCATTTTGGTAGGTGTTTTATTTTTTTAGCATTTACATATGCACACGTTGACCTTAAACCACCCAAATAGTCACTTACTGTTTCTTCTAAAGAACCTCTATATTGAACCTTTATAACTCTACCTTCCGAAGAACGATAATTTGCCATTGAACCGTAATGTTTTTTCATAGCCAATTCGCTACTCATCCCATAAAATAATTTATATTTCTTGATTTTATTTGAACTATCTTTTTCTTCTATAATTTCACCGGGATTTTCATCATGTCCGCTAAATATACCACCACACATTACAAAATCTGCACCACCACCAAATGCCTTCGCCATATCACCAGGACATGTTATCCCACCATCGCCTACAATAAAACCACTACAACCATGAGCTGCATCAGCACAATCAATTATAGCACTTAATTGTGGAACACCAACGCCTGTTTTCATTCTTGTTAAACAAGCAGAACCTGGGCCAATACCAACTTTTACAATATCGACACCACCGTTTATTATCAGTTCTTGTGTCATTTCACCAGAAGCAACATTTCCAGCAATAATTATTGCTTTAGGATAACGTTTTCTAACTTTTTTACAGAATTCGACCATTTTATACATATAACCGTTGGCTACATCAATACATACCCATTTTAATTCATCTATATTATCCATTATTTCGCATAAATTTTCATAATTTTTTTCACTAATTCCACTTGAAACAACTGTATAATTTAATATATCTTTTATTTCCACACTTTCTTTGCTTAACTTAATTTCTTCAATAAACCTTGTGAAATCTTTTAAAGTATAGAATTTATTTAAACAAGTTAACATTTTAAATTTAGATAAAATCTTTAAAACTTCAAATGTTCCCGTTGTATCCATATTGGCCGCCATAATTGGAATACCTTTCCAAATAGTTGAACTATTTTGAAAGGTAAAATTTCTTTCAAGGCATACCTCGTTTCTTGATGAAATGGTTGTTCTCTGTGGTTTAATCAAAACATTATTAAAATCTAACTTTGGTGTTATTTCAATTTTCATAATAATAAAAATATTATATTTGTTTTAAATAATATTTTTATGTAATATTATTTATATATAATGAAACGTTATGAACATATATTGAATTTATTATCCAAGAAATATTATGGTATTAAAAATATTTTTTTAAAAAATAATATTAGGGAAGGTTTAGAAAATGATGATTCTTGTGAAACCGGTAAAGTTTTTAATGGGACGGAATGTATTAAAGAAATTAAAAGTATAAAAATGTTTGTTTTGATGCCTATAGCAAATTGCGTGGTAATAACATTTATGTCATTTTTATTTGCTGGGTTTTTATTTAAAATTAAAAGTTCACCATTAGCTTTAAGTAAAAACGGGTTGTCATGCACAGATATACCCATGTTCAAAATTTTTAGAAAAAATCCATTGGATGGTATTGTTCACGAAAAAGTTTATACAAGTAAGGCAGAAAAACATAAATTTAACAAAATTGTTTTTCCGTGGTTATCAAAGGGATTATACCCCGACAAACCATCAATGCAAAAAGACGGGGAAGCACAGAGATTTAGTTTGGGATTTGTTTTAATGTTACCATTTTATTTGTCATTAAAATATTGCACCACTCTGTGGTATAAACCATTGAGTTTTGTAAAGAAGATATTATATAAACAAAAAAATTGGGGGACTATTCCAGAAATCAGTAAAATAAATAAAGAAAGTTGGGTTAAAGATTTATTAACTATTTTTATTTTCACGCCTATTTTACTTTTCTTTATTTTTCCAATGGTATTTTTAATGAGTTTAATTATTTCTACAATTATTTCACCAGTAGCGGCTTGGGGTCTTTATTATGTACCAAATAAACAAAATAAAATGAGAAAACCTGCCGGCGAAGTTGAAGGTTTTATAATGAAAACTTTGATAGGGTTTTTGAATATTTTAAAAATTATCGGATGGTTAATTTTATATTTTATTTTGGGTATATTTTTCTCGTTTGGTATATTTGGTTTAACAATGATATGGTTTATTCACATTTTTACAGGCGCTTTTGAAAGTAAAAGAGATGGACTTAAAACAATAATGAAAACATGGGCCAATATAATTTGGGATTATAAATATATATGGGCTATGTTTGCCATTGCTATGTGGACTGCCAACTTTTCTCTTTATTTAAAAGGACCACATAATGCTCTTACATTTATAAAACAAAAATATAGAAATATGATTCCTGCTATTATTGCTGGGGCAGTTGTTGTATTATTAGGCCTTCAACAAATGAAATTCTTTAAATTTTTACCGAAGACACCAAAACACAGGAGCAATTGTTACCCTAATTGCAATCCCCCATCTGTTTCTCCCGACGAGGCTGGTTTAACAAAGAAATGTCCTCCAAATTCAACAAAAATGGCTGTTTAAATTATAAATTATAAATTAAAACATAATTAAAGTTTATTAATTAATTATATTTATTATGGGAAAAAAAAATCGTAAAAAAAAAGTTTCTGCAAATGGAAAACCTTTTGTTAGTGTATGCACTCCTACATACAATAGACGCCTCTTCATACCAAATTTAATAAGGTGTTTCCAATCACAGACATATCCCAAAGAGATAATGGAATGGATAATAATTGATGATGGTGAAGATTCAGTTGAAGACCTTTTTAAAGGTGTTGAATGTGTTAAATATTTTAGATATGAAGAAAAAATAAAATTAGGTCGCAAAAGAAATTTAATGCATGAAAAATCCAAAGGTGATATTATTGTTTATATGGATGATGATGATTTTTATCCACCCGATAGAGTGCATCACGCTGTGCAAAGGCTAACATCTATACCACAAGCATTGGCTGTTGGGAGCAGTATTGTTTATATTTATTTCAATGATTTAGATAAAATTTATCAATTTGGCCCATATGGACCAATGCATGCTACTGCCGGAACTTTTGCATTTAAAAGGAAATTATTAGAAGAAACCAGTTATGATAATGAAGCTGAATTGGCAGAAGAAAAAGCTTTTTTAAAGAATTATACGGTTCCTTTAGCACAATTGAATCCATTAAAAAGTATATTGTGCTTTGCTCATCAATATAATACATTTGACAAACGAAAGTTGTTGGTAAATCCAAATCCTAAATTTGTAAAAGAAACTAGTTTAAAACCAAGCGTTTTCATAAAAGATAAAAAAATGCTAAAATTTTATGTTTCTATTTAAAAAATAATTTAAAAAATAATTTAAAAAATAATTTAAAAAATAATTTATTTTTAAAAAAATAAATTATTTTATAATATTAAATGAAGTTACCAAAACCTTTAAAAAAAGTTATGAAAACTTTCAAAAAACAATCTGATATGGTAAAACTTGGAATGGTTTTGTTAGTCATCTATGGTGTTTATAGTTTCTTAAAAGAAATGCGTTGGGGTATAGGCAGCAGTAGTTATTTAGAAGGTTTCACCAATAAAACGTTTGTCTTTTTCAGAATGAATGGATGTGGGCATTGTGATAAAATGAAACCAGAATGGAATAAATTTAAATCTTCTTATTCGGGTGACTGTGAATTAAAAGAAATAGAACAAGCTCAAATGACAGACCAACAAAAAGAATGGGTTCAGGGATTTCCTACATTAGTGCTCGTTGAGAACGGTAAAGTATTAAAAACATTTGAAGGAGAAAGAAAAGCTTCTGCATTTAAATCATTCCTTTTGTAATTCATCATATTCTTCATTAATTTTATCAATATATCTATATAATCTTGATATGTCTAATTTCGATATATCATAATTTTCATCGCTAAAAAAACTAAATATCTCTTCAATATCTTTATTTTTTCTTAATTTTATAAAAAATGAAAATAAATCTTTTTTATCCATTACCAACTTATTGCATAATGTTTGTATAAAAATAGTATTATTGTATTCAGTAGAGTATTTTGTTAAAACTTTTGTAAACCTAATATTTTTTATATAATCTGTCGCTTGTGTATCGGTCGCTTGTGTATCGGTCGCTTGTGTATTGGTCGCTGGTGTATTGGTCGCTGGTGTATTGGTCGCTTGTGTATTGGTCGCTGGTGTATTGGTCGCTTGTGTATTGGTCGCTGGTGTATTGGTCTCTGCATTTTCGTGAAATAATTTGTTATTATACATTGTTTTTATTAATGATGTCATTTCATTGAATATCCATATTTGTTTTTGAAATGTGATTCTATCTATATAATCTGAAAAAACAAAATTTTCTAATAAAATTTTATAATTTTCAATATTTTTTAATTTGTCTTTATTTTTGAAATAATCAATAATGTTTTCATGAAATAATAAACCAACACTTGTTCTATCTGTTTCATTCATTATATTATTATGATTTTCTATATTATATTTATTTGTAACCAACTGATAAGTTATATTTTTTGTATCTTCGTTGTAATTTTTTTTTTCAAAAACTTTATTTATTAAATTATTCTTTAATATTTCTTCATTATTTTTATAAATATTATATATTGATTTTAGTTTTCTTAAGTCACTTTGAATATATTCGTTAATTACTCTCTTTAAATTATTATTCATTTTTGGCATTAACTTATTCATAATGTTTTTTACATTTTTTTTCGTTGGTTGTTTTAATTCAATTGTTGTGCAAATTTTCATCATTTCTTTTATTTTTTTATCCATATGATAATTACCAATACATATAATTGGTATCATTGTTGTGTTCTCTTTTTTTTGTTTATTTGTTTTCTTTGGCCTAATTAATTTAATTAAAGAATTTATACCACCCTTGTCCCCATTATTCATACCGTCTATCTCATCCATAATTATAGCTATTTTTCTTATCTTTTTTTTAAACAAACTCAAAACATTCTTATCTGACATATTATGTTTTGTAATTGTTTCAATTACTGATTTGTTTCTAACATCGCCTGCATCATAATTAACAACATCGTAGTTTAATTTTTTTAACATGTTTCTTACAAAATATGTCTTTCCGCAACCGGGGGCACCATATACATATATACCCCGCTTTGTTAATAATTTTTCTTTATTTTCTTCAAAATAATTTAAACTTTTAATAAAAGTATCTTCACATTCTTTTCTATTTAATAATAAGTTTAAATTTAATTTGTCCATGTATTATTTATACGTCTTATTTTTTTATGCTTCTTTTTACGAACAATTCCATTATTATTTTCAAAGTTTTTTATAACTTCTCTACATCTGGTTGATTCTAGCATAATGCATAATTGCTCTAGAAATTGTATATAAGTTCTATATTTATAGCCATTATATATATATTTTTTTATTTTCACCCAATGATTATACTTATATTTAATAACCATTTCAAAAATATAATTCAAATCATTTTTAATAATTTTTCGGATATATGATTCCAATGTATAACTTTTTTTATATGATATGCTTTTACAAAGTAAATTCCATTCAAATCGCAAATTCATATATTCTTTTTCATAGTCTTTTTTGTTTGTTATTATTATAATTTCTCTCGGGATATATGTTTTAATTATCATGGCAACTTCCAATGGAATTTTATTTATTTTATTTAGTAAATCCATTTATATATTTTATATTTTCAAAATATTTTTATGTGTTTTTAATAAACCATTAAAAACACATAAAAAAATGTTTAGCATAAATTATTGTTTGTTATACCATCCCAATTAACATTATATTCTTTTGCCCAATTGCAATTTTCTATTCTACCCATAGGTGTATCATCTGCCAATTCCATAGATTCTTCACCTTGGCTATATCTTCCTTTATTATTAGCAGTTGCTTTGCATTTTTTTGCATCGGTTGAAGGTTCCCAATAATCAGGGCATTGTGCTACTTCTGGTGGGAAAATTTTATTTTTATAGCTATTCTTTATAATTAGTGCCATTATTAATAACATTCCTAAAAAAATAGTTAATGCTATCATTAAAACCGTTTTCTTAAACTGGTCCATAATATATATTTTAACTATATTATTTTTTCTTTGTTAATTGTATATGAATGGAAGAGTAGATATCGCTGGACATAATAACGTAGACCGTTTTTTATTATATGAAAGACCTGAAAATAAAAAATCAACCGATTATAAAAATGCTCTTGTAGGAAATTTTCATTCTTCTACATTATCCAATACTTTCTTCTCCGCTGCAAATATCACCATTATACAAAATGCTATTTTAGCTGGTGTTTCTGAAAAATCAAATGGTAGATTTCAAATTGGCTATCAAGATGAAGATGTTATTAAAACTATCATGCGAGCAATGTTTTTACAATTCTCTAAAAATCTTGAATATAATATAAGAGAACAAATAACAGAACTTAATAAATTTGTTACTGATTATGCAGTGCCTCGTGTTTATAATGAAGCAGTCGGATACATAAAATATAAAAATCAAGTTAGTGTTTTGGCTACACCAATTGATTTGCCAAAATCTAGTTATCATTCTAACACACTTGAAATGAAGCCCTTTTTTTAATTTTTAAATTTTTTTATAAAAAAATTTAAAAACTTAAAAATTTAAAAATTGTGATTTTTAAAAAGATTTTCTTTTTACCCAGCTAGAATAAATTAAAAAAAATATTATTGGTATGATAATTAATGGATAATAATCAAAAAAAGTATTATTTATAAATTCATTTTTATTTAATTTATCAATTGTATAAATATATTGCATAGTTAATATAATTAAAATAAAAATACCAAAAAACATGATTTTTGATGAATGTTTGCTAGCTGCTAAAACTATTAATGCTTTTATACTAACACAAAATAATAAAAATGTTCGTAACATCGCTAACTTTGTTCTTATAACCGCATAATGCATTTTCTTTTCTCCAAAATCTTTATTATTTGAAAAATTCATATATATATATTAATTACAAAAATAATTGTTATTAAGTTATTTTAAAAAAACGAAGAAAAATAACTTTTTTTTTCTTTCTTTTTTTGTGTTTTTTGTATATTTTCAAATCTTTTTGTATAATATTTTTCCATATAGTCATATAAATTTTGCGTTCCCATCGATGAATTGCAACTTCCACAAATAGGTCTTAAGTTTTCCACCGTTAATTTGCCACCATCGTGTTCGGCAATTACGTGTCCACAATGCCATGATTTTGTAATATATAATACTTCTAAATCACAACAATAACATTTTGCCGTAGTATTTTTCTCATCGTTATACTTGTTCCATACCTCTTTTCTTAAATTTTTTGGTATTTTTTTTTTTTTATTTTTTCTCGGTGCTTTTTTCAAAATCTCTCCAGTATAGTCTTTTACTATTTCTTTTATCCATTCATAACCATATTCTTCATTTGTATGATTATACATACCCAAATACATTTTATTTTTATGACATTCTTCCAAGTGTTTTGGCCAACTTTTTAGTTTTTTTATGTTTGTAATGTAAATTTCTACATGCCAATTTGACATTTTGTTGTTTTTTTCTAATATCATATTTTTTAAATCTTCAACATCGTATAGTTCTTTATTTAATTTTTTATTATTTTTATTTATTTTTGATAATAAATATCCAATTGATTCTTGAAAGTTATTCTTATTTAATCGGGGCCTAATATTTCTTTTCTTCATTGTCCATATATTCGGATATTCCATAAAAAAATATTGCGCTACCTTTTCAGGAATATTTTTATCTATATCCTCTGGGAATTCGGGTAATTCTGTATTTTTATTTATCATTGTATAATTAAATTTTAATTCTTCCATATTTTCCACAGTCGTCAATTCAATGTCAATATTTAAATCACTGTATCCACTATTATATAATTTTTTCATTGCCGTAAATCTATGTTGCCCATCTACTAAATAATATTTATTATTATATTCGTGAATATTTATTGAACCTAAAAAATTAAAATGTCCATGTTTTTTTTTATATAAATCTTGTAATTCAACAATTTCTTTTACTTTATCATCATCACGTATTCTTTGTTCATTTGGTATAATTATTTTATTTTGTAAAATAATTTTTAAAGGTATATTTCCAATTAATCTATTATTTTTTTTATATGAGTTAATAAAAAAATTATTCATTTATATATAATAAATTTTATTCTTTAATTGCATTAATAATATTGTTTTTACTTTTTCTTTCCTTTCTTTCCATATTGTCGCATTCTCCTCGCTCTTTGATATTTCACAAATTCTGTCTTCAATTCATTCAATTCTTTTTTCCACATTTCTTTCAGTGTTGTTTTCTTTAAAATTTCATATGCCGCCATTTTTTCATCCTTATCTTTTAATAATTTTGCCACATTTTCTTCTTCTACCTGTTCAATGCGCATCCCTCTCAAATATTTATACTCTTCATCATTATCCATTACATCATATTTTCCATCTTTCAATAATGCTATGACTTGTTCTTTCTTTTTTTTTCTTAAATCAATCTTATCATCACATTGTTCCAAAATAAATCGCGCTTTATTTGTTAATAATTTTACCTGATATTCCATCAAACTTAACAAGTATTTTTTCCTTTTATTATATCCCAAATATCTGATATTATAATAATCATCAATGATTTCATATACTGTTTTGTATTTCTTTAATCTGTGGTTTTGTGTAAATAAATTCATATTTGTCAATGATTTGGTAACAGTTAAATTTAATGTCTTTTCTACCATATTAATATGTTCATCGTGATTTTTCGATAATAAGTTTGGTAAAACACCGGGGTAAAACTTTAATGTAAAATCTATTTGAACATCTGTACACATGTCTATCTTTTTCTTAATAATCGGTGTCTTCTTTTTACCACTCTTTGTCTTATCTGTCATTAAATATTCCAAAAATTCATTATAATCAGTTGTCCATGTTCCAATTGGTAATTCTGTAACTTTAATTGTATCTGCACTAACAACTTTATATTTACCTTTAATTAAATATTTTTTTTGTTTTCCATAATTTTTTATGATATCCCCATTAAAATTTTCAAAATAAGGATGCAACTCAATATTCTTATTTTTTTTGTCGATTTTATTTTCCATATATTTTATAATTTCCGAAGTATTATAAGATGTCCCCTCATAACTGAAACCTGTTCCAATTCCTTTACCACCGTTTACCAATGAAAACGGTATAATGGGTAAATAAAATTCCGGTTCTACCTTCAAACCATCATCGTCATTGTAATTTAAAATCGCCCTATCTTCTTCCCTAAAAATAAATTTCGTCAATGGATTCAATGCTGTAAAAATATATCTTTCGCTAGCATGGTCTTTACCACCCATCAACCTTGTCCCAAACTGACCATTTGGCATTAAAACATTAATATTATTTGAACCAACATATTCTTGAGCCATACCAATAATACCTTTAATTAAACTCATTTCACCGTGATGATATCCAGAATGTTCGCTAACATATCCCGATAATTGTGCTACTTTTATTTCATTCGTTAGATTTCTTTTAAAACAAGAATACAAAATTTTTCTGGTGCTGATTTTTAACCCATCCATCATGTTTGGAATTGACCTATCGCAGTCATATTTTGAAAAATGTTTCATTTCTTTATCTACAAAATCTTCATATGTTATGTTTTTCGTTTCTGCATTTAATACCTCATCTTTATTATAATTCCCCAACCATTTTTTTCTATCATCAGCTCTCTGTTTATTAAATACTTTATCAATTGAATCGCTACATTTATCACTATATTTAAATGTTACTGTTTTTTTATTTTTAAAATATTCTTTAAATTCTTTTGAAGAACTTGTTCCCAATCCTTTAAAATATTTGATTTTCCAACCCTTTCCTTCATTATTGTCTTTTTTCCATAAATCATATTTACTTTCGTTATAGAAATCTAATTCTTTTTTCCCTTTCTTTGCTTTTAAAATAGGTGTATTCATAAATCCAAGAAAATCATCAATCTCAATTAACTCTTTCCATTGAGAATGAAACATATTAATACATAAGCCTTTAATATGCGAACCATCCAAATCCTGGTCTGTCATAAACAATACTTTACCATATCTTAAATGTTTTTGAATTAATTCTTTAGTATAGACTTTACCTGTTACCAATCCTACAATTTTTTTAATATTGGTAATTTCTGCATTTGCATTAATTTTCAACTGTGATATATCTTTCGTATTCAATAACTTACCTTTCAATGGGAAGACACCAAACCAATTTCTATCTTCTTTACTTAATCCAGAAACAATACCCGCTTTAGCTGAATCTCCTTCACACAAAATTAGTGTACATTTATTACTTTCAGACGTCCCTGCTTTATTCGCATCCATCAACTTTGGAATACCCCGAATACTTGATGTTTTTTTACCATCGTTTTTCTTCGCTGCTTTACTTGCTTTTACTTCATTCAATGCAATTGCTGATTCCATAACACCCATTTTTGCTAATTTTTCAATAAACTTATCGCTTACCTCACATCTAGAACCAAATTTTGCAACAGGTGTATTTACACATTCTTTTGTTTGGCTATCAAATGCTGGATTTTCAATAATACAGTTTAAAAACAACATTAACTGTTCTTTAACAGTAATTGGTTTAACTTTTATCTTTTTCTTTTTTTCAATATATGCAACCATTTTCTTTACAATTTGATTCATAATATAATCAACATGTTTTCCACCTTTTTTAGTATTAATTCCATTTACATACGACACTTGCGTATATTCATCCAAAGGACTAATACATACTGCATATTCCCATCTGTCATTAACTTTTTCATACAATCTTTTTGTTTGTTCTTTAGTTCCAATATACATATCGATATACGATTCAAATGTTTTAATTGGGACAACTTTATTATTAAATTTTACTTTTATTGATTTATCTGTTACAGCTGCAATATCCCACGTGCGTTTTTTAAACATTTGAAACATATCGCTTGATAATCCTTCCAAACCAAATCGTTCATAATCGGGCAACCATGATACTTTTGTATACGGTTTAGCTGTTGATTTTGTAACTTTTGGTTTGCAGATTTTACCCAAATTATCTTCAAAACGCTGTGTATATTTTTTTTTCCTAATATGGTCGATTGTCTCAATCTCTCCCCATTTAGCGTAAATTAATACTAACTTAAATCCAAAACCATTTTTTCCACCAACAATTTTCTTCGCCTTTTTATCATAATTTGTCCCTGTTCTCAAATGACCAAAAATCATTTCTGGAATCCATAATTTATGTTCTGGGTGTTTTTCAACATCAATACCGTTACCATCGTTCATCATTGTAATTACACCTGTTTCTTTATCAACTGTAATTTCAATGTTTTTAACTTGGATAATATTTTTCCCTTTTTTTCCATTTAATCTAACGTAATGGTCTCTAGCATTTACAATGCCTTCATCAAAACATTTGTATAAACCTGGAACCCAGTTATATGTAGTATTTTCCATTTGACCATCGTTTAGCAACCAACCTTTTTCTTCATCCAGTTCAACGCTACCAATATATGTATCGGGAGCATCTTTAATATGCTCTATATCGGTTTTCTTTTGATATTTCTGGTTTAAGTCTTCGGTCATTGTGTTTAATTTAATATATATTTTTTTATATTAATTTTATTAATTATTAAAATTAAATCAATTTATATTTTATTTAATGTTTTTTTGAAAATTTCAAAAAAACATTAAATAAAATATGGTAAGTTTTATTTAATGTTTTTGAAAATTTCAAAAACATTAAATAAAATCACGCCTGCAACATAGATTTCATCAATAATATTTCTCTTTTTTGACCCAACGCTATTTCTTTAGCTAACCTGAATAATGGTGGGTTATATTTAAAGTTGTTTTCATTTTTTAATAATCTTTCAGTTGTTGTTAAAGCTGTAGAATGATGTGGTATCATTCTTCTCAACCATTGTTTATCATCCACTAGTAACTGTTGACGCAATAGCATAGATACACAAATAGATAATATAATACCAATTGTAAAGATTAACATGTTAAAATGTCCCATAGATAGATAATGAACAATCTCGTGCGCCCACATCATATTCGAAGCCATTAATAAACCACCGTAAAATAGAGTTTGTGATATATATAGGTCTGAAAAACGGTAGGCTAAAATATTCATAGGATTGAATAACATACCGACTATTACCATTACAATAAACATAATAATTTGTCTTTTATATAAATTTGATTTCATTTATACAGTATGTAAATAATAAAATAATAAAAATAATAAAATAATAAAATAAGTTTTTTTTATATTTTATTTAATGTTTTTTTTTGAAATTTTCAATTTCAAAAAAAAACATTAAATAAAATATGCGTTTGGATATTATTTAGTAATAATATTTTCTAATTCTATTATATATAATGACTAGAAGAAATTGGAAAAGAACGACTGATGGCAAATACCTTGTTAATGGTAAGAAATACGATATGCTTGTTGGTTCTAGACGCCAAGTCTGGAACAGCACTGCATACAAAACAAACCCCGGTAAGAAAGCGCTTACCAAAAAGCATTTGATGCAAAAGAAAAACGGCAACATTGTTTCCAAGAAAAAGAGTGCTACCGCAAAAAGACAAAAGAATTTGGGTAGTTACATTGACCTTGCTCGTAAAAATAAAGGAAAGAAATTCCAGAAAATGACAAAGGGTCTCATGAAAAATAAACAAACAAAACGTAAAAGAAAACGCAGAAAAGGAGCCAAAAAGGGAACCAGAAAACGTCGTTAAGCTTAATATTTTTTAATAATTTAGAAAAATATTTAACTAATATAGTATGAATAAAAAAACTGTTAAATTTTATATTACTGGTCCTTCGAGAAAAGTTGCCATGGAGAAAAATGAAACAGGACCGCATATTGTTGAAAAATTTCAGGTTAATTTTTTAACTCACAATAAAGAGGCAGAGGGTGAAGCCGAAGATTGGGAAGAACTGCTGAATAGTATGAAAGGCACTGGAGAAACTAATGAAGGTATAAGAAAAAGATTATTAAAATATGACTTAATAATTTCTATCGGTAGCACTACAACACAAGCTTGGAGCCAAACCAGAGGAAAAGTTGATGCAACTGTTTTACCAACGTCGGGTGGGCTAGATATTGGTGCAAAAAACAACGACGTAATAACTGACATGCGTGGTAAAAAGAATGATGATAAAAAGAATGATGATAAAAAGAATGATGATAAAAAGAATGATGATAAAAAGAATGATGATAAAAAGAATGATGGTAAAAAGACAGTAAAATTTTTTGAAGAACTTTTTAAAAATGTGTTTAAAGATACCACGGAAAAAAAGGTTTTATTAATAAATGCTTACGGTTATATAATTAAGAAAAAAAATCAAAACCAAAAATCAGCTATTAATCTTTTTTATAAGAATGAAAAAGAGCCTTTTAATTTTAATAAAGATGAAATCAATCCTTTTAATTTTAATGAAAATGCAAAGGGTCCTATGGAATATATTAGAATGGCTATTCAAAAAGTTATTAAGACACATTATAGACCAGAAGAAAAGGATTTAGTTCAAGTTTTTGTATGGCCGCGTGGTTCAAAAGTTGTAATTAAAGGGAAAACGATGGATGTTGGTGGAAGTTGGGCAAAAAGATTATCTAAAAAAAATATTTATATAGTTGATATTGGTGGTGGTGCAGTTCATGCTTATTATAATGGCGAGCAGGTTGATAACTGGTTTCCTGGTGATTGTAAAAAAAAGAAACAAGAAGATAAAGAAGAATTGTATGGAAAATCATCGCTTCAAGATTATTTCCAAAATGTTAAAGGATTTAATACAGCTTTTAAAAAATTATTAGATAAGGAAATTAAAGGCGAAGAATGCGAGACCAATGCCAAAGCCGATGACAAGAAAGCCGATGACAAGAAAGCCGATGACAAGGCCGATGCCAAAGCCGATGACAAGAAAGCCGATGACAAGGCCGATGACAAGAAAGCCGATGACAAGAAGAAAGGTGGACGTCGAAAAAACACAAGACGTCAAAATAAACGAAAAACAGGCACAAAAACAGGCACAAAAACAGGCACAAAAACAGGCACAAAAACAAGAAATAAAACAAGGAAAAGATTTTAATTTATTATTTTAGTTCCAAGTTGTAATTGTTGGCCATCTGGATTAACAACCACCAAAACATCTTCATTCATTTTTTCTTCAATAATTTTATTCTTTAAAATTTTTTTACATAATTTTAATATTTCCATCTGTTGTTCCAACGCTAGTATTTCAATATTTGTTAATTCCGTATCTAACACCAAATCGTTTATTCTTTGTTCTTCTCTTCGATGTGCTTCTCTTCGATGTGCTTCTCTACCCGGTTCTCCCATAGTTTCTTTATATAAAATATATAAGCAAATCCCCAATGATAAAAACGTTAGAATTGTAAAAATGATAAACCCATAATTAATTAATATAATACTAAACGATGTCATTTTTTATATTTTTTAAATTAAAAAATATAAAAAAATAAAATCAATTTTCATTTAATATAGACTCTATGTTTTCAAGAAAATATGTTTTACCCACCACCATGTTATTTTTTTTCACCTTTTTACAATATTTTTTATATAAATCTATTTTGCTTATATCTTTTTCAATTGCGAGAGAATTTATAGTTTTTTTAATTGAATTTCTCTTATCCCATTCCTTGCATTTATAACCAAATATAGTCTTATTATTTGTAATATTAATAAATGGATATAGCATTTCTATTATTTTTAATAATTCTCTCTCATTTGTTGTTTTAATTCCGGAATATTTTTTAAAAAAATAAAATATTTCACTTATTTCTATCTCATCATTGATGTCCAATATAATTTTTTCATTCCAAAATTCCAAAAATTTACGAAATATATGAATATTCTCATGCGATTTATTTAATATTGCGTTGTTTTCCATCCCTATTTTTTTAGTTTTACATAGTTTTTGAAGTTTTTTTTGTAAGAAATAATCATCAAACAATTCAGGTATATTTTTATTTTCTAAAAATTTAAACCATATATAATTAATTTCATGCTCCTCTATTTTGCTACCTGAAATATCAGTCAAATAATTATTACAAAACATATTTACTATATCATCTTGATTATTTTTTTCAAAGAATAATATATTATTAACGTCACAATCTACCTTTTCACTTAAAAATGTTTCCGAATTATCATACCTTTGTGAATAATGTATTGCAACTGAAACAATATTTAAAATATGTTCTTCCACGAAAAATTTCCAATACGCTTGACTATTTATACTATCTATAAAATCTATTAATCTAAAATTTCCATATGGTTCATTGTTTAAAAACTTATCTAATTTGAACGAAGAAATAATATTGTCACTATTAAAATAATCTTTATAGCAAAATAAAATATGATTTAAAAATATTTTTGAACTGTTGCGAAGTATATGTGTCATTTTACATTTTTTATTCAATATATTATCCCCCAAAATTGTTAAAAAATATTTAGCCTCTGCCTTTGTTTTAAATAAAATTGGATAAAACAACTTAATAATATACTGTATTGTTTGGGATTCAGGTATCCCATCTTTTATATGCGTGCTCTTTATTTTATTAATAATGATATCTTTTATTGCTTGTTTGTCATTCAATAAATTCTTTTTTTTTGTAATTTTGGAGAGAATTTTATATAATAGCTCGTCTTCATCTATTTGTAAGTAATTTTTACCATCATATTGTATATATAAATCTGTTTTCGATATATAATAATATTGCATTTTCCCCTTCATGAAGCTATTTATATATTTTTCCTTTGAACTCGTATTTTTTTTTTCATTTTCTTTATACCAACATATTGATTCAATGGGTAGTTTATTACATATTGACTCATTTAATTTTTCTATAACAAATTCGTTGTTTTTATATTTTCTATATAACTCTATAACCGTATTTACCGATTTATCCATTGTTTTTTTTTCTTTTTTTAATTTTAAGTTAAAATATTCATAAGTATTTAAAGATTAGAATGAAAAAAAGTATATATATGTCGAACAATAAATCAAAATATGTATTAGAAATAAAAACTGTCCAAATAGCGCCTTTCCGGACATTAATGACTGCGTTAAAAGATATATTATTGGAAACGAATATAACATTTCAAAAAGATGGTATGCGTATCATAAATATGGATAAATCTCATACTATTTTGGCTCATTTATTTTTAGATGCTGAAAAGTTCGAATATTATTATTGTAAATATCCCAAAATAGTGATCGGTGTTAATATGTTTCATTTATTTAAATTAATCAATTCTATTGATAATGATGATACATTAACTATATATATTGAAGAAAGTGAATATTCAGATGGCATTGTTAATTATCTTGGTTTAAAATTTGAAAATGGTGAAATACAACAATCAAAAAATCAAAAATTAAAATTAATTGAACCAGATGAAGAAGAACTTGAATTACCAAGTGTGCAATTTTCGTCTGTCATTAATTTACCGTCTAGTGATTTTCAAAAAATAATCCGCGATTTATCAAATATTTCTGGTAGATTAGAAATAAAATCTGTTGGAAATGAATTAATATTTCGTTGCCAAGGTCCATTTGCAAATTGCGAATTAAGCCGAACGGAAATGGACGGTATCACAGAATTCATTCAAAAACAAGACTGCAATACTATCATACAGGGTGAATTTTCATTGAAAAACCTTGGCTATTTTATTAAATGCACAAATCTCTGCAATTCTATCGAAATGTATCTTGAAAATGATTTACCTTTAATTGTAAAATATGCTGTTGCAAGTTTGGGTGAAATTAAATTATGTCTAGCTCCTTTACCAAGTTAAAATTTATTAAATAACTCCAATTTATATTTCTCTTTTATATAAAATAAAATAATGGAAATACCAACCACGAAAGACAAATTTTTTAGTTTATTTGTCCATCCCAATATAACCAATAAAGGTCCAAATAATAATATATTCGCATTCAAAAAATTTTCATCATAATATACTATTTTTAAATTATATACTATTAATGATAACCCAAACAGTATAATTAAATAATTATAAGGTTTAAATAAGTTTTTAAAACTCAACACTAAAAATAATAAAGCTAAAAATATATTTATTATTTTTTTTAAAATCATATAATATATATGAATACAAATCCAATAGAGAATTTATCGCACAACAATTAATAATCTGGTTTATGTTTCTTAAATAAACATCCCTGGAAAGAAACGTCTTCTATTTCATTTAATTCTTTCACATTTTGAAATTTTAATGTCGATGTCCATATTTTCATTATGCAAAATGATTTTTTTGGCGAAACCGTTATACCATTTAATGTTTTTAATAATTCTTTGTTATTTGTTAACGATTCACCTGTTAACATATAAGATATATTTTTCCACACTTTTGGTATAGATTTATTTGTAATTTTAAAAGAAAAACATCCACCATCGCAATTTTTTGGATCTTCCCACATTGGCAAAATTCCCTTTCTCATAAAAAATAACATACAGTTTTTAATCATTTGGTCAGGTAAACTATTAACCAAAGCAATGACTCTTTCAACAGTTTCAACTTCGGTAATTTTTATATAACTTTTTAAAGACCAATCTGTGTTATGTGGTAAATGCGCCCATAAAACCCATTTATCAGATAGTTTATGTTTATTTTCAGAGCATTTGACTGGGGAACTTTCCATTAGGGAGCCTTCCATTATACTTATTATTAATATAATTTTCTTTAATTTGTTTTTTTTTATATTTCATAATTTATGAAATATAACATGAATTATGATATAATTTTATAACCTTCTTCTGTTATAGTGATTGAATTAATTTTATCTATATCAAACATTACGATGTTTTTATCAATAATATTAATCTTATATTCTTGATTTTCCAGTTCTAACTCTAAATCATCTTCTAAAATATGTTTTAAAAAATCAATACTTAAAATATTATTACCAGTAACACAATATTTACTTACAATATCATTTAAATCATATTCCTTTTCATTTACTATTAACTGAACATTTAAAAATAATTTTTTTCTTTTTATATTTTCTAATTTTTCTTTTAATTGTAAAATAGTTTCGTCGTCTTTTAATTCATCTTGTTTTATTTCTAAAAATACTTCATTATTTCCTTTTTTTGATATATAAATAAATTTTGCATTGTCGTTTTCTAAACATTTCTCTAAATCTTCATTATTTTCAATGTAAAAATCTTCGTCGTTTTCATAACATAATAAACATTTAAATACCCCATCGTCGGTTAAAACTACTATTTTATAAACATCTTCCAACGTCTCATCTTCGCATTCATTATGTTTACAGTTTGTTATTATTTCTGTCAATTTTCTAGAAACATTGTTATATGCATTTAAAACTTTTATTCCCTTTAAAGCAAAATAAATTTTAATATCATTCTTCGTTTTTATTTTATCATTTTTATATTTATCTAATAAATCAAATCCCAAACATACTGTTGATAATAATAATCCATTGTATAATAAATCATAAATCATTTATATATACTCTATAAAAATAAGTTTTAAATTTTTTTTTAATAAATTTATTTTAATAATAAATTTATTTTAATAATTTAATAATCGTTGATCTCTAATATGTCGCATTTCTGGACCCGCTGAAAATTCAGAATCCAACTTAAACCTATAATTTCTTTTTTCTTCAATTGGTCCTGCGCTTTCGTAGCTATTTCTAACACCTACACCGTGTTTTAAGTTTTCTCCGTGGCCATCACCACCATTACCCCCCGGACCATGGTCGTGATATAACACAATGTCGCGATTAATACCTTTTCCACCTGTTTCTTTTCTTATTTTTCCTGTTTTTGGATCTAAATTAAATGTAAATAATAACATTGTTACTATAACTGTCATTAAAATAAATGGTACAAAAATAATTAACCATGATAAAATCCCTAAACCTGCTTGACATAAATAATTTAAAATAAATGTAAAAAATATTGTCAAAAATATCTTTATTAATGCCGTATTGTATAATCCTTTAAAAGTATCTATTAAAACATGGGCCACTGAAAATATTAAATAAATTAAAGCCGGGGTACAAATTGTATTAACTAACATATTTATATATTAATAATATTTTTTAAAAAATAATTGGAAGTCCATTCACATAATGACCCACCTCATCTCCTATTTCACCATCATCCATGTATTCATATATTTTTCCAATTGCATCTTCGCTTCCATAGTATTTTGAACCTTCAAAATCAATTTCCACAACTTCTTCCTCTTCTTCCTCTTCCTCCACAACATCTTCCTGTTCTTCATCATGTTCCTCCTCTTCATCCTCTTCCTCCTCTTCCTCCTCTTCATCCTCTTCCTCCTCTTCCTCCACAACTTCTTCATGTTCTTCCTCCTCTTCCTCCTTTTCCTGTTCTTCCTCCTCTTCCTCCTTTTCCTGTTCTTCCTCCTCTTCCTCCTCTTCCTCCTCTTCCTGTTCTTCATCCTCTTCCTGTTCTTCCCGTTCTTCCTGTTCTTCATCCTCTTCCTGTTCTTCCCGTTCTTCCTGTTCTTCATCATCTTCCTTTTCTTCCTCCTTATCTTCCTCATTATCTACCTGTTCATCCACAGCTGACACCTTTTCTTCCTTA